TGGTGCTTATGGTCATTTAAATCATCCGTTTGATGATAAAAATTTAACGTTTTCAGACTTTAAGACACTAATTATTAATACACTTCAAGGTAATCTTGATAGTGAAGGAGCAGTTACAGAAAAAACGGATGGTCAAAACATAATGGTTAGTTGGAAAGGTGGAAAACTTTTAGCTGCTCGTAACAAAGGACACATTAAGAATCACGGAGCTGGTGCTTTAGATATCAATGGTATTAAGAGTATGTTTAGTGGTAGAGGTGATATTGAAAAAGCATTTGTATATGCTATGAGAGATTTAGAAAGAGCCGTAGGTAAACTTAGTGATGGACAAAAAACAAAGATATTTGATGAAGGAAAGAAATTTATGTCGTTGGAAGTTATATATCCAAAGACAGCAAATGTAATACCATACGACAAATCACTCCTACAATTTCACGGAACAATAGAATATGATACAGCTGGTTCTCCAATCGGAGAAGATAGGGGAAGTGCAAGAGTTTTGGCTGGTATGATAAAACAGATAAATCAGGATGTACAAAAGGCTTTTAAGATTGAAAAGCCATTTATAACTAATTTGCCAAAGGTAAAAGATTTTAGTAAAAGACAAAGTTACTTTTTAGGCAAGTTAAACAAATTACAGAATCAATTTAGATTGAAAGGGAATAACACATTAGCAGATTATCATCAAGCTTATTGGATGGAGTATATTTTTAATGGCGCAAAACAAACCGATTATAAAAATCCATCAAATAAGATATTAATGAGCTTGACTAAAAGATGGGCTTTCTTTGACAAGTCGTACAAAATACCAATGATTAAAAAAGATTTAAAAGAGTATCCAAAGTTTTTAAGTTGGGTACTAACAACAGATAAAATGGATCACGCTAGATTGCAAAAACAACACATTAGAGATTGGGAAGTTCTTTTCTTTGAGTTAGGTGCTGAGATACTATCTAACCTTAGTGACTTTATAGCAGCTAATCCATCTAAAGCAGCTCAACAAATCCGTAAAGATTTAAAGTCTGCTATTAGTAAGGTAAGGACATCTAAAGACACTAAAGTTTTAACCACCTTAAAGACTCAGTTAGATAGATTAAACGCTATCGGTGGTTTAAAATCAGTAGTTCCATCAGAGGGTATTACTTTTGTTTACAAAGGAAAACTTTATAAATACACAGGTGCTTTTGCACCAGCAAATCAAATATTAGGAATGTTAAAGTTCGTATAGGAGTTACAATGGGATATAGTAAAGAAGCAGAAAGACAAAATAAAGCATTAGGAGACCTATTAGCTGGTAGAACTCCTGAAAAAAGAGTAATGGTAGGTTACAAAGGTAAAGAACAAGAGGGTGGTGACCAAATCAGTAGAATGACTGATATTATGAGGGGAGCCAGAATGCCAATGTTTTGTCCAGAATGTGATGTCATTATGAAGAAAAAATTAGATGATAAAATGTGGTCATTATTTGGACATTGTTTTGATTGTCAGATTAAGATGGAAAACAAACTTCGTATAGAAGGTAGGTATGAAGAATGGGCTGAAGAAAAGATTAAAAGTAATAAGATTGCATTTATTAAAGACCAAATACAAGCTATCTCAGAGTGGAGAGATTCAAAAGCTCCTGAGTGGTTTAACAATGTTGGAGTTAATACTCCTGAATTGGAAAAAGAAAAATGGGATATTGATATGAAAAAGGTTAAAAAAGAAGCTGAAGAAGCTTTAAAAAAGTATACTGAAGCTTTAGAACAACTGGAGAGTAACGTATGAAGATTTGGAAAATAATAGTTGGTATCTTAGGTACGATTGGAGCACTTTTTGCTGTTTCTTCTAAAAGTAAAGAGGTTAAAAAGTTAAAGGGTGTGATTAAAGAAAACAAAAAAGAAGAGAAAAAAGTTGAAAAAGAAATAAAGGTATTAGAGGAGAACAAACAATCTTCTAAGAAAGAGATAGGAAATCTCAAACGTAAATTAACTAATACAAAGAAGAATACTCAAAAGATGGAGAAAGCTTTTACAGAGGATAACTCAAATGAAGCTGTAGATTTTTTGAAGAAATTCGCTAAAAAATAGGGAGAAATAAAATGTCAGACATGCATGACTCACCATCAGATTATTCTGATTTTCAAAAAAAAGGACATCCAGGAACATATATTTCTGCATCAGCAGTAGCAGACGGAATGACTGCTTATACAGGATCAAATTATGGCGCAAGTGCTGTTATAGTAAAAACACATGGAAGCGCTGTATTTCATTTATCAGATGGTGGAACAATTCCAGCTGCAAATCTAACTGCAGGTGTAATATATGATTTTTCAATAAGTAAAATAACTGCTGCAAGTAGTGCTGTAATTTATGTTCTTAAAAAGCATGGTTAATATGAAATATTTGTTGCCACTATTATTGTCAGTTCCTTTACTTGGACAAGTAACTCTTTCACAAGAAGAGATGTTAGGAATTGCTAACAATATCAAAGAACTACAACATTCTGATAGCTCTAAATCCGTACAGATTTCTATATATGAGGATTTAGTAAAAGAGATGGATAATCAAATAAAATCAGATTCTTTAATCATTGTAAAGAAAGATGAACAGATTGGATTGTTAAAGGAAAGAGATGTAGCTAATGAGAAGTTGGTAGACTTAGTTGAACCAAAGTGGTACGAACACAGATACCTTTGGTTAGTAATTGGGTTTATAGTAGGAAAGATATAATGAAACCAGGACAATTAAAAGAGGTAATCAAAAGTGAATATAAGAAATGCGCTAAAGACCCTATATACTTTTTAAAAAAGTATTGTGTTGTCCAACATCCAATAAAGGGTAAAGTTCCATTTCATCTTTGGTCTTATCAAGAACAGTCACTTAAAACATTTGAAGAGCATAGGTTTAACATTATTCTGAAAGCTAGACAGTTAGGTTTATCTACGTTATCGGCCGGATACTCCCTTTGGATGATGACATTTCATCAGGATAAGAACATATTAGTGATTGCTACCAAACAAGATACTGCTAAAAACTTAGTTACAAAGGTTAGAGTGATGCACGCTAACTTACCAAGTTGGTTAAAACAGAAATGTACGGAAGATAACAAACTATCTCTACGATATAACAATGGTTCACAAATAAAGGCTGTCTCTAGCGGCGAGGATAGTGGTCGTTCTGAGGCTTTGTCTCTTTTGATATTAGATGAGGCTGCTTTCATTGATAAGATTGAACCGATATGGGCTGCTGCTTCACAGACACTATCTACTGGTGGACAATGTATTGCTCTATCTACACCAAATGGTATAGGTAATTGGTTTCATAAGACTTGGGTTGGCGCAGAAGATGGAACAAATGATTGGAACTTTATTAGATTACATTGGAACTTACATCCCGAAAGAAATGATGAGTGGAGAGCTGAACAAGATAGACTTTTAGGTCCTTCCTTAGCGGCTCAAGAATGTGATTGTGACTTCTTAACTTCTGGACAAACTGTTATTGATGGTGTAATCTTAGAAGAGTATAAACAAATACACGCTCAAGACCCATTGGAGAAGAGAGGTGTTGATAGTTGTCTTTGGATATGGCAACCAGCAAACTATACTAGAGATTATGTACTAAGTGCTGATGTTAGTAGAGGAGATGGTTCGGATTACTCTGCATTTCACGTGATGGATATAGAAACGATGGAACAGGTAGCAGAATACAAAGGTAAGATGTCAACAAAAGATTTTGGAAACTTATGTGTAAACACAGCAACAGAATATAATAATGCTTTGTTGGTAGTAGAGAACAACAATATAGGTTGGGCTACACTACAACAATGTATTGATAGAGGTTATCAAAACTTATTTTACACAAGTAAAGATTTAAAGTATGTGGATACAGAACACCAAATAAATAATCGATATAGAAATCAAGATCGTAATATGGTGGCTGGATTTAGTATGACAATGAAGACTAGACCATTGGTTATAGCTAAATTAGAGGAATATTTCAGAGAAAAGTCAGTAATTGTTCGTTCAAATCGATTAATTGATGAGTTGTTTGTATTTATATATAACAACAATAAAGCTGAAGCGATGACAGGATACAACGATGACTTAGTGATGAGTTTCGCTCTTACTCTTTGGGTAAGGGATACTGCGTTGAGACTGAAAAATGAAGGAATAGAATTAACTAAAAGAACTTTGAGTGGTGTAGCATCGCAGATGTTACCACAAAAACCAACCAATCAAAATAATTCTTGGGAAATGGAAACAGGACCCAACGGAGAAAAAGAATCATTAGATTGGTTACTTAACTAAGAGGCACAAAAATGGCAGAACAAGATTTATTTTCAAGACTAAAACGATTGTTTTCAACAAACACTATTGTTAGAAATATAGGCGGTAGGAAATTGAAAGTTGTAGATACAGGACAACTACAATCAAATATACAAACTAATTTAGTAGATAGATATACCAAATTGTATTCTACTTCACAAAATATGGGATATAATGACCAACTCTATCAACAACAGTTAAGATTGGGATTATTTAGAGATTATGAATCTATGGATTCCGATTCTATCATATCTTCTGCTCTTGATATTTATTCAGATGAATCTACAATGAAAAATGAGTATGGAAAAGTGTTAGATATCAAAACTGATAATGACCAAATACATGATATACTACATAACTTATTTTATGATATTATAAACATAGAATTTAACCTATGGCCTTGGATTCGTAATATGGCTAAGTATGGTGATTTCTTTTTACAATTAGAAGTAGCTGATAAGTATGGTATTACAAACGTAACTCCTATGTCTGCTTATGATGTAGCTAGGTTAGAAGGACACGATCCTGAAAACCCACAAAATGTACAGTTTATGTTGACTCCACAAGGAGATAGTAATAGACATACAGGCAAAAATAAAGAAACACAGACATTTGAGAACTATGAGGTAGCTCACTTTAGACTTCTATCAGATTCTAACTATGTTCCTTATGGTAAGTCTATGTTAGAGGGTGGTAGGAAAGTTTGGAAACAGGTTACTCTTATGGAAGATGCTATGTTGATACATAGGATTATGAGAGCTCCTGAAAAGAGAGTATTTAAGTTAGATATTGGAAACATTCCACCAGCAGAAGTTGATAATTACATGCAACAGGTAATCAATAAGATGAAGAAGGCTCCTGTTATTGATGAAAAGACAGGTGACTATAACCTTAGATATAACATACAGAACTTAACAGATGATTTCTTCTTACCAGTTCGTGGTGGAGATAGTGGAACATCTATTGATAGTCTTAGTGGTTTAAGTTATGATGCTGTTGACGATATTGAATACCTAAAGAATAGATTACTTGCATCTTTAAGAGTTCCAAAGGCTTTCTTAGGATATGAAGAGGGATTAGGTTCTAAAGCTACGTTAGCTGCAGAGGATGTTAGGTTTGCTAGAACAATAGAAAGAATACAAAGAATCGTTGTTAGTGAATTAACAAAGATTGCTGTTGTTCATCTATATTCACAAGGGTTTAGAGACCAAGAGCTTGTAAACTTTGATTTAGGTTTAACAAATCCATCTACAATCTACGAACAGGAAAAGATTGAGTTGTGGAATAACAAAACATCATTGGCTGAGTCTATGGTTAGAGATGGTTTAGTATCTTCTGAATGGATTTACAAAAACATATTTAACTTCACAGACGACCAAATCAAAGAAAATGATGAACAGATAATCTTTGACTATAAGAATAAGTTTAGAAGACAACAGATTGAAGCTGAAGGTAACGATCCTGCTAAAAGTGGTGAGTCACAAGGAACACCATCTGATATGGCTATGGGAAGAACTGGTCATGAGTTAGATGATGAGGGTGGTTCAGAAAAAGGTGGGCAACCAGGCGCTGGAAGACCTAAAGAAGCTAACAAATATAGTAAAGATAGTGGTGTGAGAGGTAGAGATCCGTTAGGAGCGCATGACAAAAAGATGGCTTATGGTGGAACTGCTACAAAACATTATGAAAATTTATTCAAACACTTAGGCGATAATGGTAAAGAGTTGATTTCAGAGGCTAGAGAGCTAGAAGATGAATATAAATCAGAAGTATCTTCCCTTAATACTAAGAAAAACTAAGTAATCATATATTTATATATGAAGAATTATATAAACGATTGGAGTATAATATGAGTTCAAAGACAAAACACTCAAAAATCCGTAACACCGGAATATTATTTGAGTTATTAACTAGACAAATTACAGTCGATGTGTTGAATAACGATAAGAAGGGTTCGGCGGCTAAAATATTAAAAGAGTTTTTTAATAAAAACACTCAATTAGGTAAAGAGTACGAATTGTATAGAGTATTAACTGTTGAGAATTACAAATCAGAAACAAAAGCCAATCATTTAGTAGATGCAGTCTTAAATGCTCGAGTCAAACTAAATGATGCTTCTTTAAAAAGAGAAAAATATAATCTAATTAAAGAGGTTCGTTCCAATTATAATATAAATGATTTTTTTATGGCTAGAATACCAAACTATAAAGTAAATGCTTCTATCTTCAAGCTCTTTTCTGTGAAAGAAGCTATGAATCCACAGACAGAAACAGAAAGTCGCTTTACGATCGTAGAAAACATAACACGAAAGAACCTTTCAACCAAAAAGAAAGAGAATGTTATGGTTGAAGGATACAAAAAGCAAGAAAAAGACTTGAGATTGCTTGCTTATGGTATTTTAATTGAGAAATTTAACAAAAAATACAGTAACCTTAGTGCAAATCAAAGAAATTTGCTAAAAGAGTACATAAATAACATTTCTAACACCAATTCTCTTAAAGAGTTCATTGAAAGTGAGACAATTAAGGTAAAAAAGCAACTCCAATCGCATTTACCTAAAGTTACAGACAAAGTTACAAAGATTAAGCTAAAAGAGGCTATAAATCAAGCAGAAACTCTTATGAAGGGAAGGATTGTTGAAGACAAGCAAGTAGTTACGCTAATGAGATACTATCAATTAGTTAAGGAGCTAAAAAATGTCTAAAATGGATAAACTCAAAGAAATAATCAGAGAGTTAATCAAAAGAGAGCTTGATGAAGCTTCTACTTCAGCTGCCACACCAGGTTACCAAACACCTTACGCATTTAGTGGTGGTAGAAGTAAAGATAAGAAGAAAAAGAAGAAGATAGCTACCAATTCTACTGGATATAGTAAG